CATTAAGATTTGATGGTGATGGATTCTTAGGATGTAATTTGCACTACATTAATCCAGATTATCGTGATGCAGTTGCAGAAAGCTTACTAAATAGCGGTGGCGGGTCTGTAGTACCCAAGAATAGCATACACAAATACCTGTTTTCTGGAATAGGTAGCCTATATAAAGTTCCTGATGATGAAGATTGGGGCAGTATTGCTTTACTCCCTACAGAAAGATTTATTAACCAATCAGGTAGATCATACCCTAAGAACAGAGCATTTAACTGGAGAAAATAAAAAAATGAGTTTCTATCCTGGCGGTTCAGTACTGTTTCCATCTCAAATACCAAATGAGTATAGAAACGATATAAAAACTGGAATCACTGCCACACCTATTACAGGTAGTGGAGTTGGCGATGAGATAAATCCGATTGAGTATGAACAAATACAGAGAATAGATAAGAATTTAGATATACAAAATTACCGTTTGTTTTATGATGCAGAGAATGGTTCAGCTCAAGTTCTACCTGTAGATAGAAACGGCCAACTCATTCCAGAGGGAAAACCAATATATGCTAATGGTGTTTGGGATATAAATGAAATGAAATCTTTGGAAGGTCAGGGTCAGGTTGAACCCTTTCTAAATGCAGAAGAAAGAGCAAGGATTGACGCTAGTATTAAAGAGGGTATAAGAAAAAATATTAAAGCTACAAATAATAAAGATAATCCAACTCCAGAATGGTTAAAGAAAAACTCTTTAGATTTTGAGATAACTGAGGGTTCTGTTGATAATGCAATAAGTTTTGAAGAGGCTTCATTCTATGGTAATGGTGAGAGTTATTCACATGCAAAGAGTAAGAATGGGATATTCAATATAGATAATGCTAGAAAAAATGCATTATCATCTTATAATCCAGCCAGATTTGCTGAGAACAAAGATTTAGCAAGAGACTTTGGTATCTTTAACAGATTCTTTAATCCTGATTTTGGAACATATCATAATATAAGTGATTACGATGATGATAATGATGTAATGTTTAGGAGGATTGTAAAGTATCCTATGGACATGGCAAGCAATATGGATCATATGTTTATCCAATGTTACGGATACAATCCACCATATGCAGATGCTTTACACCATGAGAATAGAAGAAATACTCAAGGAAAAGATGCAAAGAATAATATTGGATTTGGATTACAAAGAACATCACCATTTAGAAAGAAACTAGGTGCTGGTATAAAACTACCCATGCCTAACAATATGATGGATCCTAACCCAAGAATGTGGGATGATGGAACTATGAACGCTGGATCAGCTACAGCACTTCAACAAACGTCTACAAACCCATTGAGAGCATTTTTTACTTTAGATGGTTTAGGTCTTGGACAGTTCAGAAGGAGAGCAGGACAATCAATAGAGAGGGCGCAGAGAGAAACAGGTAGAGCGGATATGATGGCAAATATGGTTAGTCAGTTATCTGCTAACATGGGATATGATATTTCTCCAGAAACAGTTCTTTCTAGAACTGTGGGTGTTGTTGCAAATGCAAACACAGAACTATTGTTTACTGGCGTTGGTCTAAGATCATTTGAATTTCAATGGACAATGAGCCCTAGAGACGAATTAGAAGCTGCGAATGTCAGAATGATCATTCGAGCTTTTAAACAATGGTCTGCCCCTAGAAAACTCAAAAAAATGGAAAGTGGATCAGAAGATAATGGTCTTGCTGGAGGCCCTTCATATTTCTTAGGCACACCTAATATTTTCCGACTTAGATATGTGACTAGAGATAAAAAAGACATCATGGGAGTGAATAAATTCAAACCTTGTGCTCTGACAGATATAAGTGTCAACTATACTCCAGAGGGTCAATGGATGGCGTATGATAATGGTATGCCAATTTCATTGACTATGACACTTAGATTTAATGAACTTGAACCTATATACAACACAGACTATTCAGATAAGGTAGCTCAGGGTAGACGATATGATGGAACTGAGGGAGGTTTAGGAGATCTCTTCCCAATCAGTATTATTAAAGAAAACAACCCATACAATTCGGAGATAGGATACTAATGGCTTCATATTTTTCTTATTTTCCAGAGATGGAATATGTTTCTAGAACCACAGATAGAAGTTCTAGTACTGAGACAATTAACGTAAAGAATATATTTAAAAGACCTAAACTTCGTAATGATTTTGCGAATGTTGCTACTGCATTTAGTGACTACATGATTGTCGGAGATGAAAGACCAGATCAAACAGCAGAAGCAGTATATGGAGATCCTCGTTATGACTGGGTTATTTTGACAACAAATAATATTACTAATTATCATAATCAATGGCCATTAAACTCTGTTGATTTTCAAAAATATATCTTAGAAAAATATGGTAGTGAAGCAGCTCTGGAAGAAGTTCATCATTACAACACTGAATTATTCATGGATCAGAACGGAAGATTAATAGTTCCCGAAGGACTTAGAGTGGACTCTAATTTTGATTCTAGATATTTGGATGAAGTTCTCCAAACTGAGATTACAATGGCTGGAGAGACTCTCAACCCAATAACATCAGTAGATAATGTAGGGGTAGCTAGAGATGCTAATGGAGATCAAGTATTGAGTAACAACGTATTTCCAGTAACCAACTATCAATATGAAGTTAATGAAAATGATGCAAAAAGAAGAATAAGAGTGTTAAAAAGTGACTATCTAGACATATATGTAAGCGACATGAGGAGAATTATGAAGTATAAACCATCAACTGATTATCTTAACAGAAGATTGAAAAAAGTATATAATCCAAGACTTAGTGGATCATAAAAAAAGGGGTCGTAAGACCCCTTTCTTATTGTTTACTCTTCAGCGAGTTTTTGAAAATAACTCAGTGCGTCATCTTCTTCTTCCGTAGTCTCTTCTACAGCAGCAACTGGTTCTGGTGTAGGAGCAAGACCTTCACTTAGATCTTCAAGATCCTCAGTGTCTATCTTAGGCGTAACAACTGCCTTTCTAGCTAGAACTGCGTCTAAACGTCCTTTGAGTTCTTCATAACTCTTGAACTGATCAGCAGCAGTGAACTCACTTAGATCATAGATTTTGTCGTAGATCTTTTCTAGTTCAGCATCATCATCTAGAAGTGCTTCTGTCTTACCGAACTCTGAACTATCGTAGTTCCAGAATCCAGCAACTTGTTTGATCTTTAATTTGAAGTTAGCACCTTTCCAAAAATCAAATGGATTGATTGGTTCTTCATCTTCAAACTCAGGTTGCATTGCAGCAGTGATCTTATCAAAGATCTTCTTACCAAACTTGTATAGTTTGACTTGTCCTTCGTTCTCAGGATTTGCAGAATCTTTTACGATATAAACATTGGCATAGTAAGATAACTTACGTTTCTGCTTACGAGCAATATCTTTATCAGACTCACGACCACTGTTCCAAAGAGTTCTGTTAAGTTCTCCTACAGGGTCATTCTTTCCAATAGTTGTTAAACTATTTTCAATATACCAACCGCCAGGCCCTTGAAATGCATGACTCCATACTTGAGTCCATGGCAACTCAGCGTTGGCATGTGCAGGGAGGAATCGTATGACAGCGAATCCGTTACCAGCTTTATCTACAGATGGTTTCCATAGACGTTCATCAGTATTACTTCCACCTTTTTCGTTGAGTTTCTCAACTTTTTTCATCAATCTCTCTGTTAGAGAGCCTGCTTTAGATTGTTTCTTTAATGCAGCAAATGACATTTAGTATTCTCCGTATTTTTGTATTGTTGGATTGTTTGTATTATAACATGTAATGATCTATTAGTCAATCTGGTAGGTCTTTTTCTAACTTTTCCAGAGTTACACTCAATGTGTCGAAGAAAGTTTGGATATCTTGTCCAGGCTTTAAACCTAGAAACTTAGCAGATTCCAAAATCTGTTCCTTCATCTCAAGGGCATCAGGATCTTCCTTCTCTAATGACAATCTAAACATAAAGTTTCTTTGTTTTTCGAGAAGTTTTTTCATCTTATCAATGTACATGTATCCCTCTTCTGAGGTAGGATCTCTCATACCTCTAACAGCGATACCTGTCATTATATCTTCCTGTAACTCCTGTATCTCGGCCATTGCGGCTCTGACTGCTGGAGCTTTGAAAAATTCACTCATCTGTAATCCAAATGTTATTACTATTTATCTGTTTTAGATACCCACATAGGTAGGTATATTAGGGTAAATGCACTGCCCCAAAAGGCGAGAAAAACGTATAAATGACTACCTCT